TTGACTTAATTAAAGTAGACAACTATAATAAGTTCACATCCGAATCAGGTCATTGGTATGACCAAGACGGAGAACCAATGTATACTATCATTGGTGCTAATGGTAGAGAAAGAAACACTACATTAAGAGATGCTAAAACATTAGGTTTAGTACCCTCTGTTACTACTATTATAGGCACGATAGCTAAACCATCTTTAGAAAACTGGAAAATAAATCAGGCTCTAAACTCAGCTCTATCTTTAGAAAGATACGAAGATGAATCTACTGAATCATTTTCAGCTAGATGTAAATATGATTCTAAAAAGATTAGTATTCAAGCTGCTGAACAAGGTACAAAAATACATGGGATGATTGAGAAAGGATTCTTAGGTAAAGAAAAAACTAAACCTTATAAAATTATTAAGGCTTGGTTAGATGAAACTTATCCTGATGAAGAATGGATAGCCGAAGATTCTTTCTGTGCTAAACAAGGCTATGGTGGTAAGGTTGATTTATATTCTAAGTCTGGAATATTTATTGACTTTAAAACTAAAGATAACTTAGAGGGTAAAGACCCTGCTAAATTAGTTTATGACGAACATGGTATGCAACTCTCAGCTTATGCTCAAGGTTGTGGCTTTAAAGATGTAGAAAGAATATCTATATTTATAGATAGAAAAAATACTGAAACTATTTTGTATCATGTTTGGGATAAAGAATCACAAAAGAAACATTTAGGAATGTTTAATAATATTTTAGAATATTGGAAACTTGCTAAAAATTATGACTCAACTATAAAGAAAAATGGCAAGAAGAAAACCAAGAAAACCAAGACCTAAAAAAGAGGCAGGTATTCCTAGAGGCTACGATAGTCATTGGGAATATGAATTACATCAAAGATTGTTTGCTGACTGGCGACATCATTGGGAAACTATAGATTATGTTATCCAACACAAATACGAACCAGACTTTGTACGTAAGTTTGATGACGGTAGTGTTGTTTTAATTGAAGCTAAAGGTAGGTTCTGGGATTTTCCAGAGTATAGTAAATACGTACATATTAAAAAAGCTTTACCGAAACATATTGAGTTGGTGTTTTTCTTTCAAAAACCTTATGCTCCTATGCTCGGAGCTAAAGTAAGAAAAGATAAAACTAAAAGAACCCATGCTGAATGGGCAGAAGCTAACGGCTTCCGTTGGTTTAGCGAAACTAAATTACCTGAAAAGGATTGGATAAATAATGAAATATAAAACAATAAATGACCTTGTTAATAATCCAGCACATTATAACCAAGGCAAAATAGAATGTATTGATTCTATTGAAGCTATGTTAACTAAAGAAGAATTTATAGGTTATCTGCGTGGTAACTCTCATAAATATAGATGGCGATTTACTTATAAAAACGGTATCGAAGATTTAAAAAAAGCAGAGTGGTATGAAAATAAATTAATAAAAGTATTAGAGGAAACAAATGAGTGATAAAAAAGGAGAACACCCTTACTTAGGAATCATAATAAATTATGATAGAGATAAAAAATTAGATAAGTTTAGTTTAGATACGCTTCAAGATAGATACTTATGGCAGAATGAAACTTCGCCACAAGAAGCATTCGCTAGAGCCTCTGTATTTGTTTCTACCTTTAAAGAAGAAACCGACTTTGATATGGCTCAAAGAATTTATAACTATGTTTCTAATCTTTGGTTTATGTTTTCTACCCCTATTCTTTCTAATGGCGGTACAACTAGAGGCTTACCTATTAGTTGTTTTCTTAATTATGTTCCTGATAACCGTGAAGGTTTATCTAGCCACTATGATGAAAACATTTGGTTAGCTAGTTCTGGTGGCGGTATTGGTGGTTACTGGGGAGATATTAGAAGTGATGGTATACCTACAAGTAATGGTAGTAAATCTACTGGCTCAATACCTTTTATGAAAGTAGTAGACTCTCAAATGTTAGCCTTCAATCAAGGTGTTACTAGAAGAGGTAGCTACGCTGCTTACATGGATATATCTCATCCAGAGATTGAAGAGTTTATGGTAATGAGAAAAGAATCTGGAGGCGATGTAAATAGAAAATGTTTGAACTTACATAATGGAGTTAACATAACTAATGCTTTCTTAACTGCTGTAGAAGAAGATGATGATTGGCGGTTGATTGACCCGAAAACAAATGAAGCTGTTAAGATTATAAAAGCTAGAGAACTCTGGTCCAAATTATTAGATGCTAGAGCAGAAACTGGAGAGCCTTACATTGTCAATATAGATAACTGTAATGATGCTCTACCACAAGGACAAAAAGATTTAGGCTTAGAGGTAAGACAAAGTAACTTATGTTCAGAGATAACCTTACCTACTAATGACGAGAGAACTGCAGTATGTTGTTTGTCAAGTGTTAACCTTGAACACTTTGATGAATGGTCTAAAGATGATAAATTTATAGATGATTTAGTTACTATGCTTGACAATGTATTAGAACACTTTATTGAAAATGCAGTCGATTTAAATTCACTTGGAGGTTACAATGCAAACTATGAAAGATTTAAAAAGCACATTAAAGAAGGTAAAGAAGGCTTTACAAAAGCTGCTTATTCAGCCTATCGTGAAAGGTCTATCGGTCTTGGTGCAATGGGTTTTCATTCTTATTTACAAAATCAAAACGTTCCCTTTGAGGGAATCTTCTCGACTGGAATCAACTATAAATTATTTAAGTTCATCAAAGGAGCTGCTGTTCTTGCATCTAGAAGACTTGCTGTATTACGGGGGGAAGCTCCTGATATTTCTAATTCTGGTCTTAGGAATTGTCATCTCCTTGCTGTTGCACCTAATGCTAGTTCCAGTATTATTTGTGGGGGAACTTCTCCGTCCATCGAGCCTATCAGGGCTAACGTCTTCACTCACAAAACGTTATCTGGAAGCTACAAAGTTAGAAATAAAAACCTCGAAAAACTCATCAACAAAAAAATAACTGACCCTAAAAAGCGTAAGAAAGTTTGGCAAGATATTAGTGATAATCGAGGGTCAATACAAGAGTTAAAGTTATTTACTAAAGAAGAAAAAGAAATATTTAAAACCGCAGATGAGATAAATCAAATCTGGGTTGTCGAACATGCATATAAGCGACAAGAGTTTATATGTCAAAGTCAAAGTGTTAATCTATTTTTTATCTTACCTGATTCAACTCAGAATCAAGAACAACATAATGAATACTTACAGTATGTTAGTGATGTTCATTGGTACGGTGCTAATAAATTAAAATCACTTTACTATTTTAGGTCTGATGCTGCTAAAGCTGCAGAGAATGTTAACATTAAAGTTCCACGAATTAAGTTAGATGAAGTGGAATGTATTGCTTGTGAGGGCTAATATGAAATGTTGGCACTGTAGTACAGAATTAATTTGGGGTGGAGACCACGATATTGAAGAAGAAAACGAAGATTTTATTATGGAAACTAATTTAAGTTGTCCTAACTGTAAAACTTTCGTTTTGGTTTATTTACCAAAGGAGGAAAATAATGAGCCTATTAAAAACTAGAGATTACTACAAACCATTTGACTACAGTTGGATGTTTGAGTATTACGATTTACAAAACAGAATGCACTGGCATCCAATGTCAGTACCACTACATACCGATGTAAAAGATTGGAATGAAAGCTTAACTGATTCAGAAAAGAATCTTTTAGTTCAGATATTCAGATTGTTTACTCAGTCAGATGTAGATGTTGCTTCAGGATATGTAGAAAAGTATATGCAACTTTTCAAACTTCCAGAAGCTAGAATGATGATGCTGTCCTTTGGCAACATGGAAGCAATTCATCAACATGCCTACAGTTTACTATTAGATACTGTCGGTATGCCTGAAATGGAGTATAAAGCTTTTGCTGAATACGAAGAAATGTCTAACAAACATGAGTACATTACAGACCTTAAAACTATTAAGTCTGATAAAAGGACTATCGCCAAAGCTTTAGCCGTTTATTCAGCCTTTACGGAAGGCTTACAGCTATTCAGTAGCTTCGCTATACTCATGAACTTTCAAAGATTTGGTAAGATGAAAGGCATGTGTCAAATTGTGGCTTATTCTATTAAAGATGAAAGCTTACATGTAGAAGCAATGACTAAATTATTTAGAGAATTTATCAAAGAAAATCTAGACATCTGGACAGATGACTTTAAAAAAGAAATCTATCAGATATGTAGAGAGATGGTAAAACTAGAAGAAAAGTTCTTGGACTTAGTATTTGAAATGGGAGATATAGAAGGATTAACTAAAGAAGAAATGTATGCGTACAACAAATACATTGCTGATAGAAGGTTATTACAGTTAGGACTTAAACCTAATTATAATCAGAAAGATAATCCTTTAGGCTGGTTAGATGATGTGTTAGGAGTAGAGCATCAAAACTTTTTTGAAGGTAGAGCTACCTCATATCAAAAAGCCGGACTGAGAGGTGATTATGGACAATTAACCTTTACAGGATTTAACAATGAAAACGAAACGAAATGAAGCACAACTTTTAGCTTATAGATTATTGTATGATAAAAGTGGCAACTTAGTTACAGAAAGAACTAAAGTTGATATAACGAAACTTAAAAAACACCTAGCCCCACAAGACTATGAAAATCTTAGGATTATAATTAGGGAAGCTACAGTTAAACTTGATGCAATACATAGTTATATTGAATCATATTTAAATGCTCGTGTTCAAAATAGTGATTAAATAGTTACACTAGCATAAAACATAGCTAGTCCAACCCAAAACATTATGCACAATACGCATACAGTTTCGTCTGTTCTCATGTTTTTCCTCCTTTAGGAATAGTTAATTCTACCGAATAAACAAGCTATTCAGCACCTGATAAAGTTTTTATGGTTAGTCTTTGCGTTGGTCTTTCTGACCGTCTGCTCTGGCTATTCGACTGACATCAGGGTCTAGACCCATTGCAGCTCTACACATGGCATCAATTCGAATCATATCATTATCCATTTGCCTGATTCTATCTATCAAGGCAACAATCATTTGATGCTGAGTATCTAATTTTTTATGAATATCAGCCATCAAAAACTTTACTACTAGCCATACTAAATACCCCATGCCGATAGCACCTACCATAGGTATTCCTATTGTTTCTATTATGCCTATATAGTCTAATCCTTTCATCGCTTTACTAAGCTACCACCAAAATACATACCGATAATAGCCGATACTAAGTTTGTATCTAATTGAGTTATTACTAAGCCCTCAAATGTTATCCATTTAAATATCTCTACGTCTTGAGTAAAGAATAAAAATCCGGGCTTAAACTGCGTATACCCAACTGTAACAGCAATATCTGGAGCAAAAACTGCAACTAACTTTGGCAACACTACAATCGCAAAGATAGCAGTTAGTGCGATAATTCTTCTAGTCCATTGAAAGCCTACATTGTCTACGTTACGAGCAGCAGCTACAGCTTTCATTTCAAACTCGCCCCTAGAGATAAGTAGCTTTTGTTCTTCTGCTTTTGCTTTTCTACTTTCTGCCCAAATACTCATAACTCCACTGAGAACAGTAGAACCAAGCATAGTAATTATTTCAAACGGAAAGCCCATTACTTTTCCTCTGGTTCAAAGTGTAAGCTTTTATTTAGTATTCCTTTTAATGAGTCTAGTAATACTTCAGGAATCTCTTCAACTTCTAAGAGCTGTCTAGGACTTAGTTGTATCATATACAAATCCATTAAGTCTTCATAGATAGTTCTAAAATCTTCTCGCTTTATCCAAGGCATGTCATTACGAGTACGAGCTTTACAATCTATCTTGTAAGCTTCATCTAAATCTTTTTCTCTATAGAGTATCATTAAAATAGCCTATTCTTTCTTTAACACCTTTATGTACGGCATCTAGGTTTTTTAAGTAATTTTTGTCAGTAGCATAACCAGTGCCTACTTTTCTGTAACCACCTCTGTTTATGTCTTGTAAATATTTTATGGCTTTAGAGTAAGGTTCTGTATCAAGACTTTTCCAATAAGACGGGTATTCTCTTTCCATAGTCTGTGTGAATAATTGAATATTATCTTGAACTGTTCCGTTAGATAAATCATAAAATTTATGAGTTTCTTTTTTCCTGCCTTCGGCATTTTCTTCATGTGTAATTACTTCTTTATAAGGTTCTCCTTTTCTAGCTTTAATACCAAACGAATTAGCACCTGTTTTTGCACCGTACCCAGTTTCTTGAGCAGCAGAAGTTGTTATTGCTAAAGCTTGGTTGTCGCTGTAACCTAAAGCTTTAGCTGCGTTAAAATAAACATTTGCAAAACGTATAGCACTATCTGGAAGTGCAATTCTTTCGTTGTTCTTTCCTAGTGCGTATCTATCTCCAAATTTATAAGAACTTACTGGATTTTTTCCTATGTCTCTTAGTAAATCAAAATCTATGTTTTTATGAAAAGGTTTATCTTTATAAGTTTCATTAATATTTTTAGCTCTTTCCTTAAAGTTCAAGTTTATTTTTTCTTCTGCATCTCCACCAGAGTCAAATTTTTGTCTTTTATAATAATTAACTGCTTCTAACATTTGTTGAGTAGTAGTGCCCTCTGGAAAATCTTGTTTACTTATTGCGATAGCTTTATTAAAAATTTCTGGCTGTAAATAAAAATCTGCAAGTTCTTTTGTATTTTCAAATTTAATAATACCTCTCACAATATTAGGTATGTCTTCTTCAGTTACAATTTTTTTATTATTTACCATTCCTAAAACAAAATTATAATATTTTTCTGTAGGGTTTTTATCACTTGGAGGAGCATATCTATATATCATAGCTTTTAAATCTCCCTTACTATTTTTAATTTTACTTCTAGTATCTCTCATGATTGCACGAATACCGGCTTCTGGAGTATCAAATACCACAAAAGCTTTCATTCCTTCTTTTCTTCTTTTTTCGTTATAAACATTACCAGTTTCTCCTGCATATCCTTGACCTTCTTCTATATTTCCGGGATTGTTATATCTAACAGGTTCATCGCTTTTTTTATTAATCAAAGACTCAACAGTTGCTCCAACACCGCCAGTAACTTTTTTCATTCTAGTATCTCTGGTAGGCATAATAAGATTGCTTATTATTTTAGATACTTCAGTAGCTTGTTCTCTTTTATCTTTACCTTCAAAGACTAAAAAATCTTTTTTGCTCATTGCTTCTTTAAAAGCATCTTTATTTGATAGTTTTTTAAGTTTTCCATTTACTTCTCTAATTGTAGGAAATAAATATTCTTTACCGTCTGCTTCCATAGAAGTTGTTAGTAAAGTATGTTTGCCTTTATATAATTCTCCTTCTGGTTCAGTAGCTCTTTTAAACCAAGACTTATCTTTAACCATATCTATAACTGTGTCTTCTACTAAATTTTCTGCACCACCTGTAAATTTCTTCTGTCTCTCTCTACGTTGCATTGTTGCTAGTAACTTACCTTCTTCACTAAAACCTTTTCTATCTTTCTCAGGCTGTGCAGTTGGTCCAGCTTCTAAATCATAAGGCATACCAGTATTTTTATTTACTCTTTCTTCTGGTCTAGCAGGAGCATTAGGAACATTAACTGAAGGTCCTCCAGTTCTATATCTTACTCTTCTATTAGAGGATGAAGATTTTTTTTCACCAAACATAAATTCTGCTAATTTATTATCTAAATCTCTTCCTGCTTTTCTTGCATTTTTTTGCATATCTTTATCAACTAAACCTAAAGCTCCATATCCCGGAAAGTTAGAAGCACCTAAAGAAAAAAGACCCTTTCTATATAAAATTGTATCTACTATATCTGCAGGTAAAGGACCAGTTACTCCTTTAGCTATTGAGCCAATAGTTCCTGAACCATATTTAAAATTTTGATTTATTCTTCTACCATAATCAAAGAAAGCAAAACCTCCCCACCTTGCCCAAGCATCAGCTATTATTTCACCCTCTGTTTTTGGTCTGCCAGTTTGATAGTCCACAAAAGAACTACCTTCACTTCTTAAATAATTACCTAATACGGCTACTGAAGTCATAGCTAAAGTAGCCCCTAGTACTTTAGGAGAAGCAGACATCGGGTATTTAAAACTTTCATTTACAAACCTTTTCATTACAATGTTATTAAATGCAGTCGGATAACCAGCAAATTGAAATAGTAGTTTTCCTGCAGGGCTACTAAACATTAATGGTTTATTTGCTGCTGCTACTGATGGGTTAAGAATTACTTCATTAACAAATCTTCCTGCTCCGGGTAAATATTTCTCAGAATAAAAATCTAATCCTTGAGATAAATTTACATCAAATTCTTTGTTTTCATTTAAAGATTGACGATACCAATTAATTGCATCTTGTTCGTCAATACCTAATTCGTTTAGCTGTCCTGTTAAATAGTCTTTTTGATTCACTCCAGCATTTCTAAAATTACCAGTAGATAAAGTTGTTGCTCCTATAGAATCTTCATAAAGCTTCTGAGCATTTCTTCTAATAATTTTTTGCCCTGTTACAAAAGAAGCTGCTTGAACTGATTGTGTCCATTGAGTAAGAAAGTTCATTTTAAAGAACATATTCTGAAAACCTTTAGCTCTTTTACCAGTTAAAGCATCGCCACTTGCAAGTCTATCAAAACCATCAAGTGTTGCAGATTCTAATGCTAAACCTACTTCATATAACTCTTTCCAGTAGTCGTCATCTAAGTCTTTAAAGGTAACTTTTTTACCACTCAAAGACCTTGCTCCTTGTATAGTTCTGTCTACAGTTTTTTGTATACCCTTAACTAAAGACTTTCCTATCTCTGCTGTAGCTGCAGGAACATCTGTAACACCTACTCTTGATAGCATAATGATAGGTTCTGTTACACTTGAAATAACTGCTAATGGTAAGTGAGCCATTTGCTGACTTAATCTACCCCATTCAGAAATTTCTTGTAGCTTACCGCCACCTAAAGTAGTAGGTCTATCAACATCTAATCCTGTGCTTTTACCATGTAAGTTTCTAACTTTTCCTAAAACAGCTTCTATATCTTCACTATATTTTATTTTTTGTTCGGTTGTTAAATTTGCCGGTAAATTATCATTTAATTCTTTTCTTATTTGTTCAACAATATTTTCTTCAAAGTCACCATTAGTTAAACCAAATCTTTTAGTTCTTTCTATAGTTTGAGTTGTGCTGGTAAAATAATCTGTTAAGACATCAGTAACATCTGTTTCTAAAAAGTCTGCTAATTCATCGTCAGGTATTTTAGTAAACACTCGATGTTGCATGTAGCCTTTTCCAGCACCGACACTTCCAGTAGGTCTAAATTCAAATGGAGTGTGTCGCATTGCCAACATATTTTCAACTATTTCATTTGCTTTTAAATCAATAGCTTTTTCAGCTACGTCAGATTCTTTAGCTCCTCTTTGTATAGCTAAATCTTCAAAACTATCTACACCATACTTTTGTTGCAGTCCAAAAGTTTCTTGGTCAATAGTTTTAGCATCGGCAGGAATACCTAACTCAATAGTTCTTTCACCTTCTTTTTTATCTAATTCTAATTTGTTATAATACTTTTTATATTTTTTAGG